CATACAAATGTTTTGGGTTGACAAATAATAATGATCGTGCTATGATGTACTTGTAACAAAGAACAAGACATATAAGGAGTGAACGAGTATGAAAAAAGAACTAGAAACTATTATCATGGAACAGCTGAAAAAAGGTTATTGCCCTGCATACGTTGGAGAAGAGGGCTATATTATCATAACAATGAAAGCATATCTTGCGGCGGCAGAATATGCTGGCGCAGAGGACATCTGCTTCTGGTATGATGAGTTATATTATGGTATGATTGATGTCGAGACAAAAGAAGACGAAATTGAAGGCGGGCACTTCACTTTCATGCCACGCAAAGAAGAGTGTAAATTTAAAGTTGGGGATATCATTTGCCCAACTCCAGAAGCAGATAGGTACTATGATTATACGGGAAGCAATATGATTTCCGCAGAAGTAACTGAGATCAAAGGATGGAATCTGATGGAAATTAGAGTAAAGCAGCATGAAGAGAAAACACTCGTTGGAAAAGTTTTCCATGTTAATCCTAGTTATTTTGAGCTTGCAAGGAATATAAAACAGATTTCCGCTGATAACATATTTTCGGATCCGGAAGATATTGATTTGGTGTATCGCGCGATTGATGAAAAGATGAGCAATCTTGGCGGTGCAATATACTACTTAAAATCTTTTAGAGAGGATTGGAATGAGATAAGAGGAAATGAGAAACTGGAAGATCTGTCAAAAGAGTTAAAGCGATATGAAGCTATTTTAGATCGCATCGTAGAATATGAAAAAAAACAGCTGGAGGTGAAGAAAGATGATTGATCTATTATGTTTTATGACAGGCGCAAAATTAAAACCGAATAAAACATCGGGAAAGACTTTATGGTCTTTGCATATGGATAGCGTTGAACTGATATCCCATGCAAGCGAACAGCGTTGTGAAACGATTTTACTTGCTCTTTGTGACCGCTATTACAGCGGTTACGGGAGCAAAGAAACCGAATATGGAACGATCACAAATACAGTATTTTATTATTTTGACCGCATGAAATACAAGATTTACCGCACGCGATTAGGTCTCTATGTATTTGACGCGCCGATTACAAAGGATGGAAAATTATTATTTTATACGGAAGACGCAACATCCCTTGAAAGCTGGGCAAGCGCACAATATAATAAATGGAGGGAAGTAAATGGCAAACAAAAAAACTCTTCGTATTGAAGAGCTGCAAAAGATTCTAAGATGCGAAATTGAGGATACCCCGTTCGGTGTGGTGGTTCGGGTGGGTAGTGGAGAAATGATGGTCTATCCTCATAAGCTAAAAGATTTTCTCTATAGTCTGATTTGCCCATTTGATTTTAAAAGTGAATCCCAATTTACCATATTTGGATATCTGGATAAATCTTTGATTTACCTATGCAAACGGGCAGAGTTGTATCTATACGGACTACCGGACAGTTTGATCTTAATGGATCACCCTCTGGGAGAAGGGAAAATTCTCTGTCGTGCGTATGACACGGCAGATATCGAAAAATTTGTTATCAATGCTCTACATGAGCTTGGTATATATTTTGACGAAGCGTCAAACCAATATCGAAAGAAAGGAGTGAAAAGCTATGATTTCAATTACTATCGTGGGAAGAACAGTCAATGACATGGAAGTAAAAGCAACGAAAACAGGGCAGCAATACATTTGTTTTTCGGTGGCATCTGAGCGTGGTAACGCAGTAGACTACATGGACTGTTATGTGTCGGATGAACGGATTGTAAAATTTGCGTCCGACTACGTGAAAAAAGGCAGCGCGGTTGTGGTAAACGGCAAACTTGTAAGTCGTGACTACGAAGGCAAACGCTACTGGACTTGTTTTGTATCCGGCATGGGATTTGCCCCAACAAACAAAAGTAACTCGTAAACGAAGCAAAAATATTATGATAACACAATAGAAACTTAGAAACTGAAAATTTATGTAATCTGTTATTTCCAAATTATCTCTTCAAGCAGTTAAGGAGTGGGGCTATGCTGGCGTACTGTGAAAAGGGGCATCGCCCCATAATCAAATTAAATCACGCGGATACTTTTTATCCGGTAAAAGAAAAGGTGTCGTTTCCTGAAAACGACACCTATTATTTTCCGAGAGGTAAATGGGTGAAAAATTACAAAGAACGCTATCTTCAAGACTTTGCGACGTTTGATATTGAAGCAACTTCTTTTTTTGACTCCAATTGGTTTTGTCCCTATGGCATTATGTATCACTGGCAAATGTGTGTTTGCGGGAAAAACTTTTATGGAAGGTACTGGGATGAGTTTTTATCCTTAATTGACCAGATCCGATCTTTTTATCATCTGGATGAAAAAAATATATTTGTGATTTTTGTCCACAATTTGTCTTACGAATGGCAATTTATCAAAGAATTTTTTGAAGCAATTCCCGGCGAGTGCTGGAACAATGACAAGAACAAACCTGTCAAAATCCGCTGCAAAGGCGGTATTGAGTTTCGCTGTTCGTATATCCTAACGAATATGAGTCTGAAAAAAGCTTGTGAAAATACAAAAAACGTAATCCACGGAAAAAAAGATGGGGATCTGGATTATTTGCTTCGAAGGCTTCCTTGGACGCCATTAACGTTAAGGGAAAAAGAATATTGTTTTAACGACACGCAAGGACTCTACGAAGTCTGCAAAGAAAAATTACGGGAAGAAAAGAACGGTTTTTATTCCCTTCCGCTCACCTCTACGGGATATGTCAGACGGCTGGTCAAAGAATACTGCAAAGAAGATCTGAATCAAAGGCGTATGGTACAGGGCATGGAGCCGGACGTAGATTTCTATGATTTGATGGTCAAAGCCATACGAGGAGGAAATACCCATGCAAACAGGTATTACGCCGGAAAGTGTCTGGAAAATGTAGCAAGCGCGGATTTAACAAGTGATTACCCTTATCAGATGATGGCAAAATATTATCCTGTAACCAAGTTTGCGAAAGTCTCGGATGTGATGCTAAACGATTCCGAATTTGTGGACTTTTGTTTGGATCATTATTGCTGTATCTTAGAAGTGGAGTTTTGGGACATTGCCGTGAAAGACTTTACCCCGATTCCTTATCTTGCTACTGCAAAATGCGGGGAAATCTGGACAAGCAAAAAATATGAGCGCACCGTTTACGACAACGGTAGAATTTTGTGTGCCGGGCACGTTTCCACCGTTTGCACCGAGCTTGATTTTGACATTATTTTGCGTCAATATAAGTATGGAAATTGTTATATCAAAGCGATGTATACCGCCGAGAGGGGAAAACTTCCGATCGGAATCCGGCGTGCCATCATGGATCTCTTTGAGGACAAGACAAAATTAAAAGGCATCAAAGAAAAGAAATACGAATACGGGAAAACGAAGAATCTATTAAATGCCATTTACGGAATGCTTTGCACGAATACTTGTAAAGACGGATGGGCGCTTTTACCAAACGGGGATTATAAAAAGCATGAGCTGACCCCAAAAGAAAAGAAAAAAGCCATTCATAAAGTCTATCACAAGGGGTTTGTTGCTTATGAGTGGTCGTTATACGTCACGAGCCACGCGAGATTCGACCTCCAAACCATGATTGATCTGATCGGCATGGATGTGGCGTACTGCGATACGGACAGTGTAAAATTTTTAAATGGCGAAAAACATCTGCAAAAGATCTATGATTACAACGAACGAGTGAAAAAAGGCTATGAAGAGCTAGACTTACAGCCGATCGCCTATGACCGAAAAGGAAATGCGTCTTATATGGGTACGTTTGACATCGAGGAAACTTGCACGTATTTTACCACCTGGGGCGCAAAAAAGTATGCGTCCGTCCACAAAGAAGAAATCGGATACAGCGTGGATATTACGGTCGCCGGATGCAACAAGGAAAAGGGAAGCGAAACAATCATGACATTACTTGGCGGAAAATGGGTGAAAGAAAACGGAAAGAAAGTCATGCGGATTACCAAAAAACAGGCAAGCAGATTAGACCAGGCATTTTGCAAAGGCAGAATTTTTTCGGAAGAGCAGTCTGGCAGGACAGTCGCTTATCGCAACAGCGCAATTGGAGAGATTGAAGTATCCGACTATTTTCATCATAGAGGAAAAGTATTTGCCCCAAGTAACATTGGCATGGTAGAGACGACCTATCAGCTAGGAATTAAAGGCGATTACGAAGCAATCCTATCCGATTGCGGCATAGAGATTTATGATTAAGGGAGGAAAAGAAATGGCAAAAAGAAGAAAACCGGGAACCGGTGCCTATGAATCTTACAATGGAATTTTTGACTTGCCGCGTGCGGAAATGGAGCGAAAGCTAAAGAGTCTAGCAAAAACGGCAAATTCCAGAATCCGAAGACTTCGAAGGGCGGGTCTATTAGACTACGCGGAAAAATATCAGGAATACAGAGAGTTACAGCAGCGGAACATGTTTCGGGAGTCCTACAAGCGTCTAACCTTAAAAGAACTTGCAAAAGAGATCCGTTATGTGTACAACTTTTTATCTTCGGGCACGAGCTTAAAAGCGGGGGCAAGCCAATACAAAAACAACCTGGCGAAAGCAAGGCAAACCATCGAAGAAAAGACGGGAAAGAAGCTTACCTACAACGACAATGGAAAGAAAAGAAGAGTATCCGATGAAATGCTGGTAGCATTTTTCCAGTCGGACGCATACAAAGGATATCGGCGTTACGCCAATTCCGAAGAAATCATAGAAACCTTTTTCGAAGAGTTTTACGACAATTCAAAGTCGTTTGAAGAGGTTTTAAAAGCCTTTGAGAAATTTACTTCCGCCCATAAATCAAGCGCGGAAGCCGCCTATCTGAGAGCAAAGGCAGAAAGAGAAAGGGGTGAGGGTTATCGCAGAACATAAAAATAAGATTTTATTACCGAGTCCGATCTGGAAGGAAGAAGAGGAAGTAAAGATAAACGGCGCGCCGCTTATCAATATCAAAAACGATCTGGCGAAAGGTTATTTTATGACGATGGTTATCGCCGTTCGAAATTCCGGAAAAACGTACAGCGCGGTGGAAGCAATTCAGGACATGGTGCGAAGTGGATTTGATCCATTGCATGGCTGCCGATTCCGCTTTCTGTACCTTCGAAGGCGATGGGACAATGAACTAAAGTACGCCAAAGACTCTCTCTTTGCGGATCATGACGATATTCATTTTTATTGCAAGGGAAAAGAATATTATTACGTGTACAATGGAAAGTCCTACCCTTGTGGGCAATGTGCGCCCCTGTCTACCCTAAAGAGTCGTGGCATTCAAGTCCCGCATTTAAAACTGATCTTTTTTGACGAGTTTACGGCAAAGCCGGGAGAAACCTATCTGCCGGGGGAGTTTATCACTTACGCCGGGGCAATCGAAACACTTGTTCGAGTAAAAAGCGATGTCAAAATTTTGCTGTGTGGAAATGCAGGGCGTTTCTATAACCCCTATACGATCAACTACAATATTAACCTGGTCGAAGGACAATACAAATACACCCTGCCGGAAAACGGGGTACATTTGCACATATACGGAAAAGAATATGCAAGACTGCGAAACGAAAGCCCGGTCGGAAAGTTGTTTAAAGGAACTTCTTATGATGCTTGGGCTGGTTCGGTCGATTGGGAAGAGGAAAACTGGGCAAACATTGAGCCGCGTCCCAGAAGAACCAGAGATATTTGTAGCATCCGCTATTACAACGATACCTTTTTAATTTCCGCCACCGATGAGGGACAAAAGATCTATGTCCAGCTTGGTAGCCGTATGGAAGGACATCATTACACCTTTGACACGCAAAACGTGTCTGAAAACGCTTTGTATTTCGGGCGCAAAAATCCGATCATGAATCTCTTTCGTAACCTTTTTGGAGTTGGGAGAGTATACTTTGTCAACCGAAAAACAGCGTCTTTATTTCTCCCCATTTTGGACTTTATAAAGGCGATGAGTTGACAAAAGTTGTACAATATGCTATTATGAGATTGGAAGGGCATGTATAGAAACGTCCCGAAGAGTACCGCCTAAAAACGGTGGGACTATATGACTGCTCTCACTCCGGCAGACTTGCCCTTCTGCCATTTGTAACTTTCTCCCTTAATCGAAGTATTCGAATTTATTTTCATATCTAACTCAAGAAAGGAGTGAGAGTTGTGGACGTAAGTGTCATTACCCAAGTAATTTCTTCTCTTGGATTCCCAATTTTTGCTTGCGTAGCCATGGGATACTATATTTATTTGCAGCAAAAGAACCACAAAGAAGAAATCAGTGAATTAAAGAAAAGTATCGACAATAATACCGAAATGCTGAATCAAATCTTAGGTTTTATTCAGTCAGTAGAAACAAAAAGGAGTGAAGAAGTATGATCTCTGTCAATGTAAACGTGGAGGAAAAGGAACTAGAAGCCGCCTTAGAAAGCGAAGCGTCCTTTTCCTCTTTTTGCAATCAGACTGCCTTAAACTTAATGTTTGCGCTGATGCGTAATCTCATTTTACAAAAAAAGGAAGGAGGGGAAGAGAAATGAAAATGCTCTTAATTGCGGGGCATGGTGCAGGTGATCCGGGAGCGGTCGGAAACGGAAAAAGCGAGTGCAATCTAACCAGAAATTTGTGTACGCTTATGATGACCGAAAACGCCTACTTAGATGCCGATCTGGAGATTGAGTTGTACCCGACTACAAAAGATTGCTATCAGGAATCCAAATCCGGAAGAGTGCCAAACTATGCTGCTTATGATTATGTCTTAGAGGTACATTTTAATTCCTTTTCTTCTGCGTCCGCCTACGGATCCGAAATTTTGATTCATCCGTCCGAAACAGGGAACACGGTCGAAGATGCAATCTTAAAAAATCTGGAAGCGATTGGATTTTACAATCGGGGTGTGAAAGAAAGAACGGATCTTTTAAATATGAACAATTGCAGAGGTAGGGGCGTATCTTATGCGCTTTTGGAGACCTGTTTTATCAGCAATGTCGATGATGTGAATCTTTACCTCTCCCAAAACAAAGCGGTAGCCCGTGCCGTCTTAAACGGGATCATTTCCGGTTTCGGTCTTTCCTCCGCCGAAACAGAAGGCGGCACGCTCTATAAAGTACAGGTCGGGGCATTTGCGAACAAGGCGAATGCCGAAGCCTTACGGGAGGAATTAAAGAACAAAGGCTATGAAGCGTTTGTGACGGTATCTTAAGAAACAAAGAAGGAGTGAAAAAATGAAGTGTATTGAAACGTATATGGAAGAGCACCATATAAAGAATTACCGGATTTTAGCAAAAATCGAAGAGCCCTTAGCTACAAAGTGCTATGTGGAAATCTTGCGGGAGCAAGAGGAGGAAAACTGGATCTATATTTTTTATGCCGTCAGCGAAGAGGTCGCAAGACCACCCGAAATCTACCGTCTTGTTCCATGGAATAAGATTTTAGACGAGGAAAAAACTGATATCGAAGTGGAAAACAGGAAACGGGCGTGCGAAGCCTTGCTGCTTTGCATCAAAGAAACCGGATGGCAATGTATCGGGGTTATGGAATCCCGTATTTTCTATTATGGCAATCCATCAAAGCAGGATATGCTCTATCAATTTGTCTTCTCAGGGGATGGAACCTTTCGGGAGATGAATACCCTTGGTGACTATGAGGAATACTAATTATGGCAGATGAATTATTTCGGGGGTGGTGGATCAACCGCTTCCCGAACCGTATTTTAGACTCCACCGAGCATTCGGATTTTAACCGCTGGGCAATTGCCTACACCCTGAAATCCTGGGGCTGGTCAGACGTAGCGGCGGCTGGAGTTGTGGCAAACGTGATCCATGAATCGTTTGCAAATCCGGCTTGTTGGGAATACTGTGCGGATGTGGAGCATCAAAATTATGCCGGGAGCTGTGGCTATATTCCGGGTGCCTATCTGTTTGCGTGGACGCCTTGGACCAAATGGGGAGATTATGCCGCGGCTCACGGAATGGAAGAGTATGACGGCTGTGCACAAATGCAATTTCTCATTGATACCCTCTCGGAATACTGGTTTTTGTATGACCATTATGGATTAGGGTCAGACCTGTTTCCCACATGGGAAGATTATGCGTATCGCAGCGACTACACGCCGGAAATTGCGGCAAGAGCTTGGTGCTCCTACTACGAAAAACCAAATGAAGATCCAGCCATTAACCACATTGCCGAGCGTATTGCATCGGCACAGGAATGGTATACAAAGATCACCACCGAGCAACCGCCATCCGGATTGCCCTCTTGTGCGGGCGGGGGATGTATCTACAACCCAAGACTTTCCGATGCAGGAATGGAGGGAAGTAAATACTGGTATACCACAACGAATCCTTTTTACCCGGAATTTGGATTGCCAAATTGTACTTGCTACGCATGGGGGCGATGGTGGGAAATCTGGGAAGCAAGCGGTTACACCGCTACGGTTCCCGAACTGCCGACCTCAGACGGCGGTCAGTGGTGGGCGGATAACCTATCATCCGGAACCTATGCCACAAGCCCTGACCCATCGCTTGGCGCGATAGCCTGCTTTGAAGACCTGGACGGGGGTGCCGGGCATGTGGCAGTCGTGGAACAAATTGATGTAGACGGAACCGTTACCCTCTCCAATAGTGCCTACGGCGGGGATTACTTTTTACTTGGATATCTCCCCCCCGGGGAAACCATCCTTTGGGGACATTTCCGTTTGCAGGGTTACATCATCAACCCTCATGCGTGCGCTATGGTTACCCCACCAAGCCCGGGAGAAGAGGGAAAACATAAATTCTTATTTTTTCTAAAACCATTTTGGAGAATGAGAAAATTTTAGTGTAATAGGAAAGGAGGGAGCAAAAGAATGAGTTTTGGCGATGCGCTGGAAATGGTAAAACGCGGGAAAGGAATGCGATTACCACACTGGAAAGAGGATGTGGTCATTCGTGCTCAATTTCCGGATGAGAACAGTAAAATGACAGCACCATATCTATATGTAGAAAGTCGATTCGGACGAGTGCCTTGGAAAGAAACAATGATTGAATTGTTTTCCGAAGAATGGGAAGTTGTGCAATAAAGGAGGTGAGAATGTGCCCTTTACGGAAATTTTAGCAGAGTATCTAAAAGATAAAAACGAACAGGCAGACCTTGATTTTATGGAAGCAATCACTGCTGCCCATAACGAAGAAACAGGATCGGGATCCGAGCGGATCGTCAAATTAGAGGGAGAGCTAGCCACCGCAAGACAAGAAAAAGAGGATCTGGATAAGGAATGGAAAGAGAAATACAAAAAAGCATTTCTATCCAAGCCGAAAGCCGAGGAGGGAGGGGAGCCCGAAACGGAAGAGGAAGATCCAATGAAAAAAGTATTAGCGGGCGTTCGTAACATTCACTAATAAGGAAGGGGAGTATAAATTATGTTATTTTACACTGGTTCAAGTTCAGATGTCCTGAATGCGGTGCGCAATCAGGCTGGAACAAATTATAGAAACTATGTACCGATTGCCACACCGGGTGCGGAAAACCTTGCCGCCATCGGTGCCATTATTATGGATCATGTCGATCTTCGCAATGCGTTTTGTGACACCTTAGTCAATCGCGTTGCGTTTGATGTCTATAAAGTCGAGTCTTGGAAGAATCCGCTTGCACAGTACAACAAGCGTGAGATTGATTATGGATATGTAGTCAACGAGATTTTCCCAGGACTCATGAAACCACATGCCTATGACATTACCGAAGACGGCGTAGAATTTGCGGGAATCGAAAAGCCGGATGTTCGCGTTGCCTTTCATTACCTCAATACCAAACGCTATTACAAAGTTTCCATTTCCGATGAAAATTTAAGGGAAGCCTTTACGGGAAATGCGGAATTTGTTTCTTTCTTTAATATGGTTTTGTCACAGATGAATGAATCGGACGAGTATGACGATTACCAGATCACCAAATACATGGTAGCCCGTGAAATCGTGAGAGGACGAATTACCCCGGTCTATATTGGAACTGCAAACACCGCGGATACCTATTCCGATTTAAACGTTGCGTTTCGTGCACTGGCGAAACTATTCACCTTCCGCCGTTCCGAATACAACACGGCAGGGGTGCTTGGACTTTGCCCGCTGGAAAAGCAAAGAATGTGGGTGGATGTATGGAGTGATGAAACCATCAATGTAAAGACCTATGCGGAAGTGTACCACATTGAGGAGGTGGACACGTATGCCCGTAAAACGCTGGTGGACGACTGGACAACGTTTGACTATGAACGCCTTGCACAAATCATTACGGATGATCCGGATTACAGAGAGTTTACTGCTTCTGAACTGGCATTACTTGGAAACGTCAAAGCCGTGCTGATGGATATTGATTACATCCAAAATTACCCCGGATTAAAGCGTTCTGCTACCTGGGAAAACGGACAGACACTCTACCGCAATTATTGGCTGCATGACTGGAAACTCTATGCGGTGTCCCCCTATGCGTGCCGTGCGGTGATGATTGCGCAGGAAGGAAATACCTCTACGATTACAAACGTTGCCTTAAATACCGCATCTACAACCGGATACACGGCAACCGCAAACACAGGCGTGCAGCTGTACGCAACCGTAACCGGAACAGGTGCATACTCGCAGGAAGTTACTTGGGAACTCTCTTCTCCTTCCTCTGTACCAAATGCTTCGATTACACCAAATGGGTTCTTATCTACAACCACAGACTATTCAGCAAGCGGCATCGGAGTCAAAGTAACGTCTGTTCAGGATCCGAGCAAAACGGCTACGGCTACGGTCGGAAAAGCGTCAGCATAAGGAGGTGTCGTATATGCCAAGCGAAAATTGGGGCAAAACCGGAATCAGTGCGGATGTGCTTAACGCCATCCGCAATCAGGCATCCGATCATTATAAGGATTATGTGCCGATTGTACAGCCCGGAACCAACGATGTGTTTACGGTCGGCAATGTGATCCTGGATCATGTGGATATCCGAAATGAATTTTTAAGTGTGCTGCCAAACGTTATTAAGGACGATTCCTATTTCCAATATGATTTCGTCAATCCATTTGAAAAGTTTTACTATCGTGGATGGGCAGAAGAAGCGGACGTGATTCAGCATATCTTTGTGCAGGGTCCGGATACGGTACCCTATGATATTGCGGACAGCGAGTCTTTTACGCAAAATTATGATCCAAAAGTCAAAACCGCGTACTGGTATCAGCGAGTCAAATATCAGCAGAACTGGTCGATTAGCTATGATGAACTCAAGATGGCGTTTAAAAATCCGGCGATGATGAACAACTTTTTGGAGAATCTCAGACGAAAGAGCGAGTATCAGAAGACCGTATACACGTGGGAGCTGTGTCAATATATGGCGTTTTGGTTGAATAGTCTGAATAATATTACAATAATTACCGAAAATTCTCCGAATACTGTATTCAATGCTCTCATCTACCGTTATTATACTTCTTATAATAACACATTATATACCTCCATAGCGTCTAGTGATATGGTTCTTATTCTACCAAGAGTAGTACTGAATACATTCTATATCCTGGGTTACCATATTACAAATATTCGTGATTTATTTGGATTTCCTTTAAATTTTATCCTCATTCAGCCTGATAATTTCGCTAACACGATCAATGCAAATATCATCGAAAAGTTTAGAGAAAATCTTATCACAGATATTTATTTACTGTGCGACCGCAACACGTTTAACTACTACGACACGCTAGACACCACCAAAGTGTTTGACAATCCGCAGACACTCAAATACAACTTTACGCGCAACATCCGTCAGATCTACGGGATCAGCCCCTATGCAACCGCCATTAAGGGAGTCATTCAAAGCAGTCAATCGGAAGAGGGTGAATAAATGCCATCTACTGTCTTTCGCTTTTATTCGGGCGTGCCGCTGGATATGGGCTATCAGAATCATGTCTATGCCACAAGCCCTGGCGGATACTCGGGAGCGTTATCTAGCTATTTAACGCAGACGGCATCGAATCAATCCTATCACCGGGTCGGATCGCCGTTAGAGGTCAATCTCTCTTTTGCGGCACTATCCAGCTGTAATTATGTGGCAATTCAAAATCCGGGGGAGCGGATCTACTACGGATTTGTTACGGATATCACTTACATTTCCCCGGCAAATACACAGGTGAGCTACACGATTGATGTCATTGGCACGTATCTCAATCAGGGGTATGCGACGCTTGGAAGTAGCTACGTAGAGCGGTGCCACTCCTCTACGGATAACGTGGGGGACAATACGGTTCCCGAAGATGATGTAACTGCCGAAACGCTCTGTAATTCGGTGACGGCTTCCGATCTATACGAAAACGGAAGTTATATTGTGGTATCCGCTGCCTATGATCTCAATGAGTATCATGCGGACACGTGGGGCGAGATGATCAATGGCATCTATCAAGGGGCAAATCTCTATAAATACGCAACGAGCGAATACACAACGCTCAATGAGGATCTGACCCATGCGGCGGACGATAACCAGTTAGAGAGTATTCTTTCGATTTTTATGTTTCCGGTCAAGTATTATCCGGCAGTCAATTCTGATCTGCCGCTTTTGGGATCCGTGCAGGTGCCAAACAATACAACGCATGCACTGGATGGCTATACGCCGGTTAACAAAAAGTTGTATACCTATCCCTATCGGTATTTAGAGGTTGATAACTCCGAAAATGCAAGCCTGCAATTTCACTATGAGTTGTTTGACAATCCGTCCCAGATTGCATTTACGTTGCAGGCGTGCGTTACGCCTACGCCTGTCATTGGATGCAATGCCGCAGGCTATGGGGAGTCGAACCGATTTGCCGCGGCAAACAGCCTGATGATGGAGTCTTTTCCGGTATGTTCGTTTGTGGTAGATTCCTACCGTGCATGGTACGCAATGAATAAAAATGCCTATCTTGGACAAAACTTATCGGGTCTGGTTGGGACCTGGGCAAGCGCGGCAACAGGGAACATCATTCCCGCTCTTGCATCCGTTGGACAGTTTGGCAGCTCCCTGCTTGCGCAGAATGTTTCGTTTTCGGATAAGGAAAAATATATGTCCAATACCGTAAAAGGAGCAGCGGCAAGTGATCTGGAGTATGCCACGGGACAAAAAGAATTTTATTTTCGGGAGATGTGCTGGAGGAGTGAAATGCTCCGAATTAAGGATCATTATTTTACCATGTACGGCTACCAGCAAAATAGAGTCGCCACTCCTCCAAGGCACAACCGCGCAAAATGCACCTATGTAAAAACAGTAGGGTGCAACGTTTCCGGATCCGCTCCAGCAGATGCGATCGAAGAAATCAAACAGATTCATGACCGGGGAATCACGTACTGGAGCAGCTTTGCAAACTTTTTCGACTACACAAACAATACGCCACTCGGTTAAGGAGGTGATAAGATGCCAAAAAAAGTAACCCCACGCCTTGCAAAAAGCGAGGTTCCGGGTGTCTTTCAAATGCAGTATCAAAAACAATCGGATGCCCATGCGATCTATCAAAACGGAAATGCCCTGTCTTATTACCGCAATCGCTTACGAGATTTGGCTCTTGTGAGATATGTGTATGATTTTGGCGACTCGGTTCCGCTTCTGGAATCTTCCAGACTCAATCTCATGCTCTACAATTATAAGGAGCTTGCGATTGCAAGGGCGGACAGCGGCGATCTGGTCATTTTGCCGTACACCTTAACGGACATCAAAACGATTTACGGGTACCCCTCTCATGTGCGGATTTATTCACCGTACACCACCTTTCAGATAGAAAGAGATTATGAGGAGATTGCACTGATACGGGATAATATTAGTTCTTACTCTACTGCGTCAATCGTGGAGTATTTTGCGACAAGTCTCTATATTATTGACCGTACCATTTCTGTGAATCTCTACAACCAGAAAACGCCGGTTCTTATTGTCGCGGAAAACGATGCGCAAAAGCTGGCAGTGAAAAAAATGTTTAAAGAGATTTCGGATTTTGAACCCGCCATTGCAGCAACCAGCGATTTTACGGGTAACAATATGCAGGTGCTTCCCATCAATGCACCGTTTCTCTCTGATAAACTTTATGACATTAAGCTTCGCATTTGGAAAGAAGCCCTTTCCGCGCTTGGGATTCCATCCACGGAAGGAAAGAAAGAACGAAGTATCACGGGAGAGTTAGTGCAAAACATTGGAGAGCATGTCTTTAGCGCCTACACCTCGTATCTGGTCTTAAAAGAGGGTTTTGAGCGGGCAAACAGGCTATTTGGGACAAATCTGACGGTCAAATATAACGACACGATTTTAGAGGACAGCGGTTTTGACAACCTGTTTTTAACTCCAAGGTCGGAAGGTGGAGGAGGTGTGATACCAAATGACGACTAACACGCTGCAAATGATTGGCGCCATGCTTGGCGGCAATCAAGTTCCGGTTAATTACAACGGGATTGACTACATGATTGAAACGATACAAAATTGGCTCTTTGACTTTGATTTTCCTTTTTATGACGAAACTTTAAAAAATGCCTTTTGCAAACACTGGATCCTACATTTTTTCATGAGCGAAATTGCATTCGAGACGGTGGCAAGGTTTAAACTGGAAGTCAAGGACACGTTTTTAACCTTAATGCCGCAATACAATAAGATGTTTTCTTTGTATGCAGAGGATTTTGAAATTGACGAGTCCGTAAACTACACAAGAACCTATCAAGGGACAACAAAGGGGCAGCATAATCGGAATCTAACCGAAAACGAAGATGCCACGTTTAACGGCAACGTAAACCGCACGCAGTCAAACACCATGAAGGCAGGCGGGCAAGATACTCTTTCGATCAACAACGCAAACCGAAATGCCTATTCCGATACCCCGGAAGGGACACTTAGCAATGTCGAAAATCTAAGCTATCTCTCAGATTACCGCTTAACCGAAGACGAAGGAACAAACACAACCACCTACGGGCGTACCGATAACGGCACGGAAACGGAAGGCATTGACACAACCAACCGGGATAACCGTGTGCGAACCGAAGGGGAAAACGGGACAACGACGGGGGAGGATCAGCACACGGAAACCGTAAGGGGTAATATGGGCGTCAACCCCCTGTCCGTAGATTATGATCGCTTCTACCGACTCATGAAAAGCCCGATGGAGCTGTTCTTTTCGGATTGCCGCAAACGGTTGTTTTTGATGAGCTGGGATTTATGGTAAGGAGGTAATAATATGGCTTATTTTGATGATATTCACTTCCCGCCCTTTCCCTATGGGTGGGATCTTCCGGCGGTCTACACATCAGAGTTATCCTATCAGCAATTACTCTATGCGGTATGGCGTGGGGTAACGGATGCGATTGCAGCCGGAAAGGATTTACAGGAATATGTCACCCATTATCTGGATGGGTTGGACATTACAGGAGACGTACAAGACTACATCAACCAGTTAATTGAGGATGGCACGCTTCAGGATTACATCAATATTGATATGCTTAACGACCGTGTGTATTTACAGCATACCCTCAATTCGGTCTTCTTTCAGCCAATCTCCAGGGGAGAAAATCCGGCGGACGTCACGGCAACGGATGTTACAAGCGCAGATCTTGCCGCATGGAGAGCGGAAAACGGGATTCCCTATCTTCCGGCTGGTACTTACACCAATTCGGGAGACGGCAGTCTGTTAAATGCTCAGGCGCGAATCGGGAATGCGCAAGTGTACAATGCCGGAACGGTAGGGACATATCCAAATAATATCCTCAATCTTTCGCAAAAGGGACTGATTGCAAATCATCTCACCTATGAGGGAAATAAGGTGGCTCCACAAATTGCGGTCTCTACCCTGATTACCGATAACAGCGGTGGGGACAGCTTAACAACCTGTGTGGCTGGGATTTACTCGTATGTGGAGCAAAACGGAACCAATACCAGACAGGCACCGAAAGCAATTATGGGGGTTTCCGTCAATGGGGCTGGAGGGGATAACGACAGTACGGGTGTTGTCGGATATTCCTACAAAAGAAACATTGATCCAGCCGACCCAGCAGACGTGGAAGCACCCGGCGGAATTGGAGACTGTGCAGGAGCAGGAGGAGCTTGCTGGCAGTTTAGCAATCAGACAGGGCTTGCCATTGGAGGAGAGTTTTCCTGTCACCAGCAAATTGCAGGGACAACCGCAAACGATGGAGCGTTTAATCACAATAAATCTATGGCATTGCATGTGACCACGAATTCTATGGGTTCTGCTTGTGCACAAGGGATTGCTTTTGATAGCGGCGGGTTATCTGCTGATCATTACGGATTTTGGAATGCAATTTGTTTTGCCCCTTCTACTTTTGCGCATGATAATGCGGTGGCAACCGGAACGACATTACTCAATTTTCACGCTTGTACCACGATTTATCCCGACATGGCATTTAAAATGGGAAACGCTGGAACGCATTTTTGGAGGGATTCCGGAAACATCCGATTACAGGCGGATGGTTTGGATATGCATAACCCCGACTATACCAACTTCGGGCTTCGCTTTATTGGCTCTTCCCCATTTATCGGATTTTACACTGGTACGGTTGGATCGGATGGTACTTCCAATACGACCTCAAAAGGTTCGATCACCTCAACGGCAGCAGGTGCGATCTCTTTACGATCTTATGATGCCACAGGAGATGATCCGTCCGTTAGCTGGGGCGTGATCATTTCCAAGGCAGAAGGTGCGGTTTACCCGACTTCCAGTAATGTTTACAGCCTTGGGCGTAATAATGCGCTCTGGAGCCAAGTATTTGCCGCACAAGGTACGATCAATACTTCTGACCGAAGAAAGAAAACAGACATTCAGCCGATTTCCGATGCGGTGCTGGACGCATGGGCGGAAGTGGAACCGAAATCCTTTAAAATGGTTGACGCGGTAAAAGAAAAAGGCGACAAAGCAAGAACACACTTCGGATACGTTGCTCAGGACGTAGAAGAAGCGTTTACCAAACACGGAATTGATCCCTATCAATTCGGCATCCTTTGTAAAATGGAAACCCCAGCAAAGGAAGCGGAATATAATACCATCCGAGTCATTGACACCCCGGCGGTAACGGATGATGAAGGGAACATCGTAAAAGAAGCAACGTATAGAGAAGAAAAGATGCTCATTCAAGAAGCACAGGAAGCAGAGGAATATCTTGGAATCCGCTATGAAGAAGCGTATCTTCTCGATATCGCGCTATTAAAACGGAAACTAAAATAATGTTTCACGTGAAACAAAAGAGGGGCTTATTGCCCCTCTTGCATGAAATGCGTGCATTCAATTGCTTTAAATCTTAGATATTGCTCTAACATAATATCTAGGTTTGTTTTAAATTCCCGTTCTAAATCCGCGTCATAACGATATTCATACAATTCCCCATCTAAGTAAATGCTGATGTTGATGCCGTTCTTCACTTCTCTTCACCCTTTCGTTATTCCCAATTCGGTGCACTCGCTGACCGAAATATCCATGTAACGAAACCACTGCAAGTAGGTTCCGTCTGTAAAGCTAATACGATAGAGAAAATTCCGGTTTTCTACTTCTCGGATTTCTTTGCCTTGATATTGCGGATAGCGCAATTTGTAGCGGTCAATCCGATCTTTAAAACATTCCAATGGATACTCAATGATATCCCCGTAACGTTTGATTCTCACATAGCTGCTCCTTTTATCATCGTCAAAAAAGATCAACCATTCATCCCTTGATGCGTGCTTGTAAATGGATTCTAATCGTTTCATAGTCTTACTTTCCTCACTTTCCCACATTTTTTACACACCAAAATAAATTCATGCCCTACAGTGTCGCCCTGTTCGTTTTTTACTGTGATGTGTGTAAGCTCTTGCATGTCATGCCAACATTTCCTTTCATCGATCACCTTGTATAAATGGGTGAAAATTCCAATAAGGAAAATCAGTCCAACTATGACTAACCATATATTTAATAACACTTCTTTTTATCACACCTTTCTTTATATGCTTTAATAAGATTCTCCCGAATGGAAAAGACAAGATCAAACAATGCGCCTTCCCGTTTTCGGTCTGTCTCTTCCATATACGGCAAATCTTCTTTTGTCTCTTCAATGTAACGATCTAAGATCTCACATACAATCACACAACTCATGCGATCTAAGACGATATCATTCTTTCTCTCTTCCATAGAAGCTCTTTCTGATCTTGCTTGCTCGTAATGCTCATCAGGCTTTGTTTTCTCCATCTTCATCCACCTTTCTTAATGTGTTAGGTGCCACAAGAACTCCAATTGCTGACATCGCCAGTAATAAAATAATATTTGCCATCCATTCTCACTCCTTATTTATATAGGTTGTTCTTTGTTACAAGTACATCATAGCACGATCATTATTATTTGTCAACCCAAAACATTTGTATGTTATTTTTTTCACAAACGGTTTCACGTGAAACATGGCGTAGCCGTGAACAAACGCGGGCGTGAACCCTTGTACTGGAACGTAGTGATCAGTACAAGGCGAGCACGAGCGAAGCGAGTGCGAGAGGTTGTGGCGTAGCCACTGCCACGCCGTAGGCGTGACAGCTCACAAAACAAACGTAGTGCAGTTTTGTGAGTGAGCCTGTCCGAATGGAATGAGGACAGGCGAACGCTATGGCGTAGCCGTGAACGCCCGTAGGGCGTGAACTCCACGAACAAAACGTAGTGCATGTTCGTGGACGAACGCCCCGAGTGTAAC